CCAAAAAGCGAACGATGTTGAAGCTATAGCAGACGCTTATTTATTTTTCAAAGGCGGAGAGTTGGACGAGCAAACTATCCAAGGAATGCAGGATAATCGAGTGATCGCAAACACTGCTGAGAATGGAGACGCTAAGTTTTTGGAGCGTCCGAATGGGGACGGTACTCAAGAGAACTTGATTGACCGTTTGACTCGTTATTTATTTCAAACCACGATGGTTACCAATTTGGATGATGTTAATGCAACTGGTAACGACCAGTCAGGTTATTCAATCGAGTTAAAAATGCAAGGAATGCGTTCGTTAGCGTCAGTTAAGGAACAAGAATTTACTGCATCGTTACGTGAGTTATACCGCATCGTATTCAACGTAGAAGATTTAAAAGTCGCAGTTGTCCAAGGTACTGACCAATTAACACCGCTCGATAATATCAAGTTCCAATTTACACGTAACTTACCGAAGAATGTGGAAGTTGAAGCAACCATCGCAAATATGCTTGAAGGTATCGTCTCGAAAGAAACTCAACTTAAAGCCTTGCCTAGTTTGGTGGACAGTCCACGTGAAGAAATTGAGCAAATGCAAAAAGAACAAACTGAACAGGTTGATAATGCGGTAAATAATAGTCAAGCATTGAAGCGTGATGACAATGGCAAAGAATAATTACTGGTTAAAACGTGAACAGAAGTGGATCAAGGAACGACAGCAGTCAGACGCTAAGTATGTTAAGCAGATGACTAAGCAGTACAAGGTCCTGCAAGATAACTTAGAACGGCAAATCAAGCAGTTCTATGCCACTTATGCTAGTGATACTGGTATGAGCATGAAAGACGCTGTTAAGGCGGTTAAGAGCTTTGACGTTAAGTCGTTTGAGTCCACTGCTAAGAAGATGGTTGAAGCTAAAGATTTCAGTCCGTATGCTAACGATCGTTTAAAGATTTATAATGCAACCATGAGAATCAACCGCTTAGAATATCTCAAGTCACAGGTTGGTCAAGAACTAACAGAGTTCACTAATGAGCAGGAACAACAATTCTACGGCAATCTCAAACAATCTTATCTGGATGAGTTAGACCGTCAGTCCGGAATCTTAGGACGACACGCAAACGTTCAAGTGAAATCTAATATGGACACGATAATCAATGCTAGTTTTCATGGTGCGGTTTGGTCACAACGGTTGTGGGTGGCTCAAGATGAACTCAAAGCTAAACTTGATACGCTACTCACTCGCTCGATGATTAGAGGAATCAACCCGAAACAGTTAGTGCAGTACGTTCGCAGTAATATCAGCAAGGAAATCAAGAACAGTACCGCAGTTGCGGAGCGTTTGATGATTACCGAAACTGCCAGGGTCCAAGACCAACTGCAAACTGAATTATTCAAGAAAAATAATGTTGAGTATGTGAAGTGGGTTGCTGAACCTACTGCCTGTGATATTTGTTTGGAAATCGCAGCCGAAAACGATGGTGTTTATCCTGTTGATAAAGCACCAGAAGTACCTCAGCATCCACGTTGCCGCTGCGCTCGCTCAGCTTGGTTCGAAAAAGAAATTTATTAAAGCGATGGCCAACCAGCCACCGCTATTTTTATGCAGTTATGGAAGTGAGAAATTGGATGAGTATGAAATAACTTATTGGTGCGGTGTGAATAACGACCAAGGCGAATTTGTAACTAAGACCGTTAAGATTGAAAAATGGTTCGTTTCACAATTATTTACTGATAAACCACTTAGATTTTTACCGTTTGTTGATGAAGATGAACATAAAATCGTAGTTTCAACAGAAAATATTTGTCAGATTAAGGAGGTTTAACATGCCAACGATAACAGCAACTATTAAATTCAAGTGGCTACCGTTTAAGTTACTAACTTGGAAGTTGAAGTTTAAATATTATTTTTTAGGTTATTCGCAGAAACAAGTGTTAGATGAGTGTGCTGAAGAATTCGATGCACATCCACATCGTTATTGGAAAATTAAAAAATAAGGCAGGTGGTCTTACATCTCGCAATTATGCGTTAAATAACTGTCCGTTTTCCTCGATTGTGGACGCTATAAATAAGATCGTGCGTAAATCAAAAATCGACCCAGATTTAAAAATGGAGGAATGAATTATGGCTGAAGAAACAAACGTGGAAGCAGTTGAAACTGAAGAGCAAACCGAAGTACAAGGTGAACAGACAGAACAAACTGAATCTACAGAAAAAACGTACACCAAAGATCAAGTGAACAAAATGATTGCTGAACGTTTAGCTCGTGAGCAACAAAAAAACAAGGAAAAAGAAGAACAGGCGAAGAAATTAGCCAAGATGAATGCTGAACAGAAGCAACAATTTGAGTTAGACCAAGCTAACAAACGTGCGCAGGACGCACAAGATCAATTAGCACGTTATGAAATGCAAGGTCAAGCTCGTTCAATGTTCGCAGAAGATAAAATAAGCGCCCCTGATGACGTTTTAAACCTTGTTGTGACCGATAAGGCGGAAACTACTCAAGCTAACGTTACAGCACTCACAGAGTTCGCTAAAACGATCAGACAATCCGCAGTTGATGAAATCATGAAGGGAAAAACACCTAAAGATTTTACCCAAACTCAAGTAAGGACTGCTGATTATAACAAGATGTCTTATGCAGAGATCGCCAAACTGCAAAAAGAAAATCCAGAAGGATTCAAACAAATGCTAGGAGGAAAATAAATTATGGCAGACACAACTACAATGTTGGCTGATATGGTCAACCCCGAAGTGCTCGCACCAATGGTTTCATACGAATTGGAAAAAGCACTGCGTTTCACACCACTTGCACAGGTGGACGATACTTTGAAAGGACAGCCAGGAGATACGCTGAAGTTCCCAGCTTACACCTATATTGGCGACGCTAAGGACGTGGCTGAAGGTTCACCGATCCCGTTGGACAAACTCGGTACTAAGAGCAAATCAGTTAAGATCCACAAAGCTGGTAAAGGTACGCAGATCACTGACGAATCAGTATTATCTGGTTACGGTGATCCGTTGAAAGAATCAACTAAACAGCTTGGTTTAGCGATGGGAAACAAAGTTGATGATGATTTGTTGACTGCTGCTAAAGGCGGTACCCAAAAAGTTGACATCACACCTAATGTGGCTGGTGTTCAGAAAGCATTAGATGTCTTTGGTGATGAAGATGACGCAACTGTCGTTATGTTAGTTAACCCAAAGAACGCAGCTTTGATCCGTGCAGACGCAATCAGCAAGAAAGTTGGTTCTGAAGTTGGTGCAAACCAATTAGTAACTGGAGCTTATCTTGATGTGTTAGGTGTGCAGATCGTTCGGACTAAGAAGTTGGGTGATACTGAAGCCTTATTTATCAAGGCAAGCCAAACATCACCTGCTTTGAAGTTGGTTCGCAAGCGTGATGTGCAAGTTGAAACCGATCGTGACATCGTTAAGAAAATCACTGTAATGACAGCTGACGCTCACTATGCAGCTTACTTGTATGATGATACTAAGGTCGTTGTCGGGACAATCGGTGGTGCAGGTGAAGACGCGGGAAAATAACAGCCCCAATCATGGATAACATGACCCTGGGGACTGCGATATTAGGGAAGTGATAATGTGGCAGACAATAAAGCAATGATTAAGTCCATTTTAGGGCTGGTTGACGATGAGCAAGATAGTGTTTTGGATAATATCATTACACTTATCCAAACTCGCTTACAAGCCCGTTTAAACGGTGTTAAAACCGTCCCGACTGAATTGAATTATATTGTTATCGAAGCTTCCATTTCTCGTTTTAACCGCATCAATGATGAAGGTAAAACATCGACCTCGGAAAGTGAAGTTAGTGCCAGCTATCAAACAGACGATTTAGCACCGTTTGCGCAAGATATTGCTGATTGGTTGAGTGCTAACGATCCGACCGAAACTAAAGGAAAGTTCGTGATGTATTGAGATACACAGATAAGGTCACGTTCATTAAACAAGGGGACTCACATTATGATCCTGATTTAGGGGAGAATGTGTCAACGGAGCCAATCGAAGTCAACCGTTGGTGTCACGTGGTTACTCCCACGATGGCGAAGTCAGCATTGGTTTTTGGAAATCTCCAAGAATCAGACCTGATCATTCATTTAAAACAGCCTTACAAAGATACTTATGATTACTGCTTAGTTAGTGATGGTAAGTATTTTTTTGTGACGCAAAAAACTGTTGGGAGACGACAAATAATTCTAGTTAGGGGAAATGATGATGCGAACAGGAATTAGTGCCACGGTCAGCATGGATCAGAATTTTGTGCAATTTTTGCACAAAAACGCCAATATCGGCAAAGATGTGATCAATGTGGTTAAACGCAATGGCGCACAAATGCAGAATTTAGCTATGCAAAAAGCGCCAGTTGATACTGGTTTCTTAAAACGTCATATCCACCTTAACTATACAGTTACTCTCACTGATTTTATTGCAGTAGTGAGTGGTGACGCCGATTACTCAGGGTATCAAGAATACGGGACTCGGTTCCAGCCTGGTACGCCACATTTAAGACCAGCCTTATACGAAACCGAAGATACATTCATTTCTGAAATGGAGAGGTTGGTGAGTGATCATCGTTGAAATTGATAAATCTCCCACACAAGCGATCTTTGATGAAATTTATAAGATCTCAGCAAATTTAGGTTACGACACTTACACGCAGACACCGAATACAGTCGGTTATCCGTTCGTATTTATCGGTGAGCAGTTCGACACGCCAAACGAAACTAAATCATGGTATGAAGTTGGGACAGTTCGAACCACAGTTCACCTTTATGGTGATGAAAATC